AGATTCGCCAAGTCGCTGGCTATCGCAACTACGACCAGTCGCAGTTCGATCCTAAGACTCCGCTTCTTGATGACGACGCTAAGTTAGAATCAGTCTGGGCTTCTGAGCACAGCCTGAAGAAGATCGTCGATCCGTCGAACTTCAAGTCGTATGATGAATTGAAAACTCATCTTGACCGTGTTCTAGGTGCTGGTGGTGTTGCTGGTGCAACTGCTGCTGATACTGATGAAGAAGTCGCTGAGTACGTTCCTCGCGCGAAAGTCGCTGAAGCGCAATCTGCTCCAGTAGCAGATACTCCTGCTTCAGATGAAGATGATGATTTGGATTTCTTCCGAAAATTAGCTGGTTAATGTTGAAAAGCCACCGAAAGGTGGCTTTTCTTTTAGTGTGCCAACAGACTCACCATTTCTGCTGAACTGACCCATCAGGCATACTGCGATGTTTGGCAGCGTGTATTTCGCGGGCATAAGTAGTAGCTGTCTTGATGCTTTTATCTACTGCAATGGCTACGGGGGATGAACTTGCTGGAGTTTGCTTTGGCGCGGCAGCAAGATTATCTCGTTGTTCTGTTGCTTCGTCTAGTTTCTTCTGATTAGTTTGTTGCGGAGAAGGAGCAGGAACAGGTGTTGGTTTTGCTGGCGGAATACCGAGCATGTTATTGATTTGCTCTGCATTATAGTTCTTGTCAGCAAGTATCTTTTTAGCTTCTTCTAAATCGTCAGCATCTAATAAGTCTTCATACAGATCTTCGTCGGTATTTCTAAATTGTTCTGCTGCTTTTTGAATCGCTTGTTGATCTTTTGCTTCTTGAATATCTTCAGCATCATCACCACCACCTATTCCAAGCAGTTGTTTCGGAGCATCAAGAACCCATTCTTTGATTGCATCCCACATCTGTTGGAATAGATCCGTGAAAGAGAATTCTTTTAGCATTTCTGCAAAATTGTATAATGCATCACTACCAAAGAGCATCGATAGTGTTCCAATTATAGCTTCGAGGATATCCTTAACAGAATCTAAAATAGTTGACAGGAATCGACCTAATCCTTCGAAAAATTGTCTTTTACCAGTAAAGACATCAAAAATAGGTTCAAATAATTTTACGATAAATTCCTGTACGGAATCAAGTAGGAAAGAAACTGTTTCGCCAAGACCATATTTTTCAAGTGCTTTCTCTGCGTCTTCGAATCCAAGTTTACCAAACACCCATCCGATAAGATCAAATATCCAGTCGAAAGCCATGTCGAGCGCACCTGCAATCGCACCCTTTATTGCTCCAATAACACCTTCTTTCTGAAATCCTTCGATGGCTCCCTTAATACCACCAATTATTGCAAGAATAGGAGTTAGTACACGTCCCAATACAAATTTTAATACTTTGAATAGAGGTGTGAGTGATTGAAAAATCGATGTACCACCAGAGAGAAGAGAAGCTAATGGCTTGAATAATGATTTCAAAAAGTCTATTTTAGGCTTAATAAACTTCATTAAATTTGAGAATGTAGTAGAAATTGTTTGGCCGATTCCTGAAAAGAAATTCTTTACACTGTCAACAGCAGCCTTCAATCTACTGAATATTGGACCTTGTCCGAAACGCAATTTATGAAGATTAAGAGCAATATTTTCTAGAAATTTTCCAAAGTTGCCAAATGACTTCAGTGCTGCTTTGTATGCACCACTATTTTTTACTGCTGCTGGATCAAACAGTATCTTGATATTAGAGAAAAACTCAGATAATTTTTTTGTTATCCCAGTAGCATTTCCTATTCTAGATATTAGGTTAGAAAAGAAACCTTGTATGCCAGAAAGAAATTGTTTAGCAATTCTTGTAATATTTGATCTACTGAATGCATCCGCCAGCGTCCTAAATCCATTACTGAGCGCGGTGCGAGCGTCTTTTATAGTGGGAATTAAATTCTTAGCGAAAGAAATAATACCTTTGAAAGCCTTGAATAAGAGTGTAAGCGCCACTATGGGTTTCAGTATGACAAACCCAATGGCTATCGTAAGCAGATCAAATTTCTTTCTAAACCCTATTAAGAATCCTAACAACATAGGAATCAAGACAATTTTTATAAAGTTAAATCCTTTGTTCAACCCATCGAATACTCCTTTTAGGGATTTGAATGGATCATCTTTTCCTGAAACATTTTGTCTGTTGGCTTCTCTTTCTTTCTCAGCATCTGCTAATCGGTTAGCTTCTGGTTGAACTGCATAGATAATATCTTGTGAACGCAACCCAGCGACTACATTGTCAGCTATATTTTTCATAACATCAAGAATATCTTTCAAGACCAAAATCTGGTCTTGAGCCAGAGTAGAGATAGCATCAAGTTTTTGTTGTTGGACATCTAACGAAGACTTTAATTGCTTCGATGAATCGCCACCCTGATTGGTCGGTTTTTTAGCCATTTTAGTTTTGCTGTTTCATCCTTTCGTTTTCTTTCTCTATATGTTTAATTAACATACTAACATAGATGTCGCGTTCAAATGGTATCCAACCTTCTATATCTTTCATTGAATACTTGTGATGTTGCATTAGTGAAAAATTCAACTCATAGTAATGCGGTAGAGTCATATACCCTACCATTAGCCGAAAAAACTTTGAATTCCCTCTACTCTCGTTTGTGCTTCTGTACCATCTTTTCTTGTATATGACGCATCAACATAAACTTTTGGCATCTGCTCGAAGAACTCTTTAATCTTGGTAAGTTCTTTCATTCCAAGCGACATAACAAACTCTTCAAGTTCTTTCCTTGTATAGTTCGACGCTTCGTACACTGTTTCGCCTTCATAAATCTGATCGATACAACCGATGATAACCTCGAACATCTGGCTCGATTCATCAACAGTATTCAAATTAGAAAGATAATCAAATGTAGGATACTTTAGAACTACACCAATGTCATCATTTAACTTTATGTTGGGATTTACATCTGGCTTACTAACTTGAACAGCATCTAGATTAATGTTTAGCTTATATTTTAGACCATCGGTTGCATCAGTAATCTGAGCTTCGATTACGTTTGAAACAGACTTAGAGCGCAGATTGATAAAGAGATATTCGATATCAAACGAGCATAGTTTATCTACATCTATGGGATCTAAGCAACAATTGTTGATGATACCTTTATAAGCATTGATTGTATCTTTTACATCGCTGCTTTCTTTGGCTACCAGAAGAATCTTTTCTTCGGCTACTGTAAAAGGGCGATACCTTACAATTTGACCATTAGATGGTAGTGTAAGTTCGAAAATTGGTTGTTTAATTTTAGGCAAAGCCATATTGTTTCTCCGTCAGTCATTCATATTAAGGGAATTTGAAAATACTCGATGCATTTCTTCTCACAAAATTGGTATTTGTAATTAAAGTGCTAAGGTTATTTATAGTGTCTGTTGCAGTTCTATTATTGCCAAGAAGAGGAAGCAATGCTTGTGTCGTCTGTTGAGCACCCCTTGCATTTAATAGATTGCTCCATTGAGTTTTGTAAACCTGAAACTGTTGCAGGGTCTGTACTATTCCACCACCAACACCAAGACCATTCGGTGTTGTGGTTGCAACAGTCGGTGGATTTAATTCATAATTTCTTTCCGCAGACCGTGTAGCTCGAGTTTTTACAGTTTCATAGTTATAAGTGCCTGCTGGCGATATTACAGGATTAAATTGGCCGAACATATAATCAGCAGATCTAAACGCGAATGTTACAGCGATTCTTATGAAGTCGGTTTGTCCCCAATCTAGATCAATAGCGTCAACTTGTATAGGAAATGCGTCAACTAAGTGACATTCAATCAACGCCACTCCTTCACCATCCCCAGCTGTGCCTGAGTCCGCTACTTCTCCTGAACCAGCAAAAGGACTTACGACATATATCTTAAAATCATTACAGATATAATCGCTTCTATAACCCACTCTCATAGGAGTTTTTGGAAAGTCTTTTGTTTCGCTAACAGCTAACCCTATCCACTCATTGAATAAATCTACCGCTAACGCACGCTTGGCGTCTACATAAAATGACACTTGTATGTCATCATATAAAACATCGTACGGACTTTTAATCGTTTGGCCATAACCATATGGTTTTTGTTCGGTTGTTGCCAAGCGTTTTCCTGGAAGAGAAGCAGCTGCACCTAAGTACGCCACGTCTTTGTATTCGTTAGCGAGTCCTCCTGGCGGTGTAAACTTCACATAAAAATAAGAACGTTGTGCTAATCCTACTTTTAAGAAGTTATCTGAAAATACAGAAATATCAAACCGATTAGCCATTAAATTTTACTCCTACTATCTTTCCAGACTTGATCTTTAGTAGCTTTCTTGAATTGTTCAGATGGCAGGAACACAGTCATGTCCCATTCTTCTGGCGGAACATAGATAAACTTAGATCTCATGTGCTCAAACAAATAATGCTTAAAGCATGGTTTGAACAAACGAAAACGAGAAGCTGATTTCAATAGTTTATATGTAATCTTTAATCTTGTGGTCTCATTGCTCACGACACCATTAACTAATGTTTCATACAAACCGTCTAAGAGTTTTGCTCTCAATATTGGCGGAAGATAGTGTAGATTGAGTCCATAGAATCCACCTGCAGCTGGCTCGACCATAAAGATAAGAGGAAAACGGTCATAGAATGGAAGTTCTTTCTTGCCTTTTGGATCGTAGACGAACATATACATACGACCAACCTTACCGACATTTCTTTTTCTTTCAGATTCATCGATGAAATTGGTAGTTCTTACGCTATTTTTTGTGATTTCATTGTATCTTTCTCTAAGCCACTTCATAGATTTTACAGATCTATCGGTGATTTCAAGACCAGACTTCAATGCGTCTTTGACTAGCTTGGTGTAAATATATGCAGGCATTAGCCGTTTAATTCCTTCTCTGTTATAATTTGAAACTTCCAGCCACGATCTTTACAGTATTCTTCGGCAGCTTTCCATTTCGATTGATTCTTGCCCCAAGTCATCACTTCGTTGATGTAGCGTCTAGTTCTTCTCTGCTGTTTCTTGGGTTCGCGAGTCTGAGCCAATGGCTTAATCTCGACGAGGATACTTTCTATTTTACCATCTGGTGTTCTTTTCTTAAACCAGAAGTCCACGAAGTATCGATGCATCTTATTATCCGTTACACAGCGATATGGCACTACAACTTCTTCTGAGTTCCATTCAAGAACATCAGAATGTGTATCAAGGAAGTTCATAAACTTCAGTTCTAAACTTGACCTATAAATAACCTTAGTCGGGTCACCCTTATATTTAGCTGGGTTCTTGACCGTGTATCTTCCTTTCCATGTCATTTTATCGCCTAAATAAAGATATAATCAACAAGGTATTTATATGCCAAGAACAGAAACCCCAAGAACTCCGCGAGGAGTAAATGACCCAAGCGAAATCATACCGCAATCAGGTATCAGTCTATTAGACGAAGGAGAAGGTGTTCTCTTTGGATTATTGCTGCGACCTGTAAAAACATCTTTTGACAAAATTAAAATAGAACTTTCTGATATTCTTGGGAAGAGCGGTTCTGGTGCTCCAGGCGGAGATGCTGCTGCAGATCCCAAAAAAGAAGACAAACCAGCTACGCCACCAGCACTGTCAGAAGATCAAACCAGCAAAATTAATAATGTTCTAAAAGATGCAGTGACTGGTGAACAGTTTAGTGCTAAGTTGAGATCTGGGACGGCTATCAGAAACTCAGGTAAATATATCTTGATGCCCTTGCCAATCAATATTATGGATGCATTAAATATACAATATAGCACATCACAACTCGGTGCACTAGCTGCTGGATATGCTCTTGGTAGCGACGCATCAGAAGCAATGCAAAATGGCGGATCAATTGCTGACACGGGTGTGACTGGAGCAAACTACGCTATTCGCGCAGCACTAGGATTAATTCCTGGCGCTGGTGGAGCAGTAACAGCTCTGACTGGACAAGTGACAAATCCATTTGCCGCGAGCGTGTTTGAAACCGTAGAACTTAGAACTTTTAATTTTCAATTCAATCTGCAAGCAAAAACTCCTGAAGAAAGTAATGCAATTCGAGAAGTCATCAATTTGATTAGATATTATTCTCTTCCAAAACCAAACGGTCTTTTGCTCGATGTTCCTTATGAATGGGAAATAGGATTCATGGGTACAGACTATCTGTATGCTTTTTCTCGTTGTAACCTGATTAGAATGGAAACCAACTTCACACAGAATGGTCCAGTATTTACAAGAATAAATGCTCCTAAAGATGTTACTCTCAACTTGGAGTTCAAAGAAATATTTGCCATGAATCAAGATACCATTACAAGATTTGCTAATCCTAGTATGAATCCGTCAGGTCTTGGGTTTAATCGTGGAGATAACAGTCCAACTCCTGGCGCTGGCGAAGCCGAAGGAACAGATCCAAATACTGGTTCTAAACCAGAATCTCCAAACAACGAACAAGTACAGAGAGATAAAGAAATATCTAATCTGATAAGCGAGTACCAAAACAGCGTACAAGAAATTGCAAGATTAGACCAGATAGTAAACAGTGGTTCTGTGTCTAGTGCCCAACGACGAGATCAGGCTGCTGCTGATAAAGCTATACAAGTCAGCAATGCAAATAAATTAGCAGCTGCAGCCAACAGTAAAATGCAACAATCTAATAACACTAAAGCAGATGGAACAGCTTATGTTCTACTACCAGGAATTTAATACATGGCCACTCAATATTTCAAAAATTTCCCATTAGTATTTTACAATAATGTTAAACTAAGAAACATTATGCTGAAGACTAACATCATTCGAGAAATATTCCTAAACGATACTAACTTCTATACTTACGAAGTCAGAGATGGACAAAAACCAACCACCGTTGCGTTTGATTATTATGGTTCTGTAGATTATACTTGGCTTGTCTTAATGTCAAATCAAATCATAGATCCTTATTTTGATTGGATATTGAGCAATGAAGAATTTGATTCTTACATAATTAAAAAGTATGGTTCTATTCCAGCAGCGCAAAGTACAATCGTAGAATATAAAGACGTCTTAGGAAATTATGTTTCTTTAGACACGTATAACTATTATGCGTTAATAAGTTCTTCGATGGTATCTAACTTTACTCCTGTTTATGCTTTCGATAAAGAATTCGAATTAAATGAGCAGAAACGAAATATTCAATTAATTGATCGCGTATATTCCACCAAAATCGCAAGTGAATTAGAACAGAGTTTAGCATAATATGGCTGATGCAGGCACAATTATAACTGAGAATATCGGTACTATTACCGAGTTTAGCTATTCGGTGGTTCTTAAGAAAGAAACCACTGCCCCAGGAAAGGGCATCAACACTCTAATAAAAAGCATTACACTTTATTCATCATTAGATGACATGTGTATGTCCGTAGAGTTCTCGTTAGTTGACTCCTTGAACCTTGTAGATGACAACTATCTTCAAGTCGGTAGTATCATTGAAATAGACATTTATAAATCGTCTAATGACCCAATCGAGAAAAAGATTTCTAAGTTACGTTTTTACATTACTAATATTGATGGTCAGATTCAATCTAAGACTCAGCGTCAGAAGGGTTATGATGTGGCTGGATATACATTTGCTGCAATCTCTAATGAGTGGCCACTTCTGGAAAAGATTAAAGAGAACACTCCTTCTGAAATGATAAAAGAGATCGCGCAGAGAAGATTCACGAAAGCCGAGCCAAAAAGATTAGGGCTAGAAGAAAATGGCGATTGGATCAAAACATCTAACACCATTAAGAATGGTATTATCTTTCATCAAGTGAAGCCATTTGCTGCCATTTCTCAACTTGTAAAGAAGTCTGTATCAACCGAATATGCTGATAGTGCATTTTTCTTTTATGAAGATTATCAAGGATTCAAATTCAAATCTCTTCGTTTGATGGCTTCTGATACAAACAAAGAAAAAGCTTGGAAATATACTTTTTATCCTGAACGAAATAATACAGATGATGCAGATAATAGCGTCAGCAAAGATTTCTTTCGAGTTCTATATCTCGCGCAGTACAACCATACAGATTACTTCAATCTGATTAGATCTGGTTTGTTACGAAGCGAATTAGTATTCATAAATCTTCTGACTAAAGAAACCAAGACAGAGACAGTATTCAATTCTGCAGATGCTGAAGAAAAGAAAAGATTAGTAAATGAAGTCTATTTGCTGGGAAATAATTCTCCAGTAGATACAAGTCCTCGAGTGTTTGGAGAAAATGTACCAATTAACGGCAAAGACCTAGACTACGATTATACTCCTGCTTCTTATATTGCTATTTCTGAATCTGCTTGGGAACGGGATGACTATATTCAAGAGAAGTATATTAATGCTCGCATTCAAAAACAATTATTACAACAAACTAAAATAACGATTGAAGTCTACGGCAATCCAGCTATCAAACCTGGAGATATTCTAAACTTAGATATCCCTGCAAGATCTTCAGCTGATGGCGACCTTGAGACAAGACGTCAATCTGGTGATTTTATTGTATGGGCTGTTAAGCATACTATAAAAAATAATATCTTCCAAACAATTATAGATTTGTGTAAAGATTCATATGAAAAAGATGTAACTTCTCCTCCTAACAATAATTCGGTTAATTCATAATGAGAGACTTAAACAATACCCCCTATGGACAATTTATCTGGTGGATTGGTGTCGTAGAAGATACCTTTGGCGACCCATCTGAACTAGGTCGTGTCCGAGTAAGAATATACGGATTCCATCCAACTTCTAAAGTTCTTACAACAGAAGAACTTCCACTTGCTCCTGTGTTAAATGGTGGAGTCGCAAAGATTAATCCAGGCGAGATGGTCTTGGGTTTCTTTATGGATGGAGCAGACGCGCAGCAACCATTTATTCTAGGTGTCATTGGTGGTGCCACACAATCAATAGCAGGCAGATTTTTTGGAGCACTCGGCGATCTGGTTGCAGGACTTCCTTTGCCAGCAAATACACCAGACGCTATTACTGCGCATATACCAAATCCAGTTCCAGGATCTTGCCCAATAAACTTAGAAGGCAAGATAAAAGACGCAAATGGAACACTAGATCCAAATACTCTTGTTCGTATTGGCACCCAGAAAGATGGTCGACCTGCTCTTCTCAAAAAAGAAGCAGCTGAGTCTTATTTGGCTATGGTGGCTGCAGCTAAAGCAAATGGAATCACATGGGTCATCAACGATTCTTATAGAACGTATCAACAACAAATAGACATAAGAAGATCGGTGGGTGTGAGTCTTTCAGCTACTCCAGGAAAATCAAATCATGGTTGTGGATTGGCTGTTGATTTGGGTGTTGCGATTTATGAAAAACCGCCATATCATTGGTTGATGAAAAACGCTGCAAAGTTTGGTTTCAAGAGAATTTATCTGAAAAATCGTGGCGCGCAACCAGAATCTTGGCACTGGGAATATACCTTGAGATCATCTAAATCTCCAACTGATGGTCAAGCTAAACATGTTTCAGAAACGACGCCGAATGGACAAAAGAATATCTACGACGAGCAAGTGAAGAAACCACCAACTGTTATAGGCAAACCTAAACCATGACCCCACAAGAAGTATTAGAAGAACTTAAGAATCTAAACATATCGGACACAGACGGTAAGATTATCGTCGATCCAGGAATCGATCCACTTACAACTTCGACAGAGCAAGCCAAGACTCTAATCGAAGAGCAAATAAACACGCTAACCAAAAAAGGAGTTTCTCCTTCGAATATTGGTATCATAGGATTAGATTCTGCTTTCGGAGACATGAATAAAGCATTCGAGGAAATTACCAATGCTCTTGGCGCAGGTTTTGGTGGTCCATTTGAATCATCTATGGATCTCGATAGTTATCTAATAGATTTAGATGATATCATAGAAAACAAAATTGCTGGTTCTCTTTCTGCTGGTGCAGAACTACCAGAAAACATTCAGCTGGATCAAGGGTTGATATCTAAATTCGCAAGAACTATTAGTGGAGTTGCTGATATCTTCGGTGAAGCTGTACTTAATTTCCCAGATCACATGCTTTGTGAAGAAAGACCTATTGATGGAAAAACTCCGCTTTCTGATTGGAAAGATAGATCGGCATGTTTTACGCAAACTGCTGGTAATAAAGAATGGTCGGAGAGAAAGAGTCTGTTTGCTGCGCAATATGGAAAGAATGTAATTATCAAATCTAACAACGGTCACTTCATCGAAATGGATGATACGGTAGATGCAGAAAGAATAAACATTCAACATAAAAATGGCACGTTCATCACCCTTATGCCAGACAAGTCTATCGTAATTCGCGCTCAGGGTGGATTGCAGCAAGTAACTTATAAAGACAATGACCTTTTTGTTAAAGGTAATATGAACATCACCGTTATCGGAGATGTCAATATTTCCTCGAATGGTAATACCAATATCGATACTCTCGGTGACTTGAATTGGAGAGTTGGTGGAAATTTCAATCTAGATGTGATAGGAAACACCAGTCTGTTTAATACAACTGGCGATATTAAAATGACTGCAAAACAGATTCGCCAGAATGCGGGCGATCCTCGTGTGCTTGATGATGTCAAAGAAAAAACCTATAAATTAGGTTCTTAAACTATACTAAATACATTAAGTATTCGGAGAAATAAATGAGTTTTCGTAAAGAAAATCCCCTAAAGAAACCAGAACCATATAGCGACTTTAGTGCGCAGTTTGGTCGCAACCGACTTACTAATGATGTTGTAAGATTGACTGATCTTGATGCAGTCAAGCGTTCTATCAAGAATCTAATTCTAACTGACAAATATGAGAGGTTGTTAGATCCGAGAATCGGTGCTGGTATAAGAGCCTTATTATTTGAACCAATGACTCCTCTTGTAACTATTAGTATTCGTGACATTATTTCTAATACACTAGCGACATATGAACCAAGAGCGATTGTAGATCAAATCGACGTTCAGCCTGATTATGAAAAACAAAGTTATTATGTCACTATTATTTTCTCAATTCAAAGCACAGAACAAGTTGGAACCGTAGAGTTCTTTCTAAACAGGATACGATAAATGGCTACCGAAGGATTTCTAAACAATACTCAACTAGACTTTGTCACATATAAGGCGAGTCTGAAGCAGTATCTAAGTCAGCAAACACAATTTCAAGACTACGATTTTGAAGGTTCTAACCTTTCGGTCTTGTTAGATCTGCTTGCATACAACACCTACCACAATGCCATGTACCTGAATATGATTGGCAGCGAAATGTTTCTTGACACCGCGCAGCTGCGCGAGTCGGTCGTTTCTCATGCCAAAGAATTAAATTATATTCCTCGCTCTAGAAGTTCTTCTAGCGTAGAGGTAACTTTTATAGCATCTCCTACTGACGATCCAAATACAATTGTTCTTCCAGCATACTATTCTATTTCTGGGAATAACACTACTAACAATTATACCTTTTCTACTAACAACGCGATAATTTTATCTAAAGCCAATAACTATATTGCAAACATTACCTTTTATGAAGGAACGGTAAGAACAGAAGCCTTTATTGTTGGTGCTAATAATGCCAATAGTGTGTTTGAACTATCCTCTAATACAATCGATAGTTCATCTATTCAAGTTCAAGTAAGAAATTCTTCTTCAGATCTTACAACTACTACTTGGAATAAGATGAATGACATTTATGGTTTGACCGCCAATAGTGAAGTTTTCTTTGTGCAAGCTGCAAGTGAATTTAAGTATGCAATCACTTTTGGTAATGATGTAATCGGTAAGAAACTAATTCCAGGAAACATAGTACTCGTAAGTTATCGAGAAACTTCTGGCGAAGAAGGAAATTCTATTTCAAATTTCCGTGTAAATATTCCTGCTTATGGATACTCTGCAAATACGTTTACAATAACAAATACCGAACCTTCTTCTGGTGGCGCGTATGCTGAATCTCTTGATTCTATTAGATTTAATGCTATTAGATCTTTCTCTACTCAGAATAGAGCTGTTACGACATCAGACTTTGTTACTCTTTTGAAATCTCAATTTCCTGCAATCCAAACCATAATCGCTTATGGCGGTGAACAGTCAACTCCTAAGAGATATGGTAAAGTAATCATTT